TCAGCGGGAAAGGCGACCGTGCCGTATGGTGCGGTGCGGTCGGTCAGGCAATCTTTGAGCGGGCGATGGAGGAATACGGTGTGGCCTTTGGCACGGATGCTGTGATCACTCACGATTACCGAGTGCCTGCGGGTCGCCTCGAGGTCAAGACAAAGGAGCGCTCGGTTCCACCCAGGCCAGACTACGAGGGCAGTGCCTATGCCTATAACCAGGCGTGGCAGCGACCTGACTGGATTGGCTTTGTTTCGCTGAAGTTCGCCCCTGGTTATGACAAAGCGTCTGCGCCGACGCTGGAGAAATACGAGGCGGGATGGGTGATGGGCTGCATCCCCTATGACCGTTTCAGTGATAAGGCATTCGTTGTAGAGAAAGGAGGGCATTTGCCAAACGGACAGGAGGCTGGCTTTGTAAGCCTGAACATTGAGTACCACGCATTGGAATCCATTGAGGCACTAAAAGGAGGCGAAAATGACTAAGCAGATTGCACAGGCGCTTGCCGCGCCATTCGAGGAGAAAGATCTCAAGCATCGCCCAGGTCGGGCTGGGATGACCTTCACATACGCGGACGCTCGGGCAGTGGCCCAGCGGCTAGATGATGTGCTCGGCATTGAGGGATGGCAGTTCGAGGTAAAGGTCGCAGACGGCGAACGCAATGTCGTCCACGGCTCACTCGCTGTCGTGATTGGTGGCAAGACTACGATCCGACAAGACTTCGGCTATCCCAATAGCAGTGCTGATGACGAGCCACTCAAGAGCGCGGCATCAGACGCGCTCAGGCGCTGTGCCGCCCAGATCGGCGTAGGAAGGAGCCTCTATAGCCCAGAGAAAGCCGTGCAGACCCCACCGAGGACGGTTGCACCGATCTCAGGCCCGCAGATGGGCAAGCGGGAGGCAGTGCAGGCATACACAGATGACGATCTTCTCGCGGCGAAGGCGGCAATGATCTTTGCGGAAAATGCGACGGAAGGGGCGTGCAGCCACGGTGAGGCCTGGAGCCTGAAGCCAGGCGGCATCAGTAAGGCAAGCGGCAAACCCTATAACCCGTTTTGGGCGGCCTCGCACAAGGCACCTGATGGCTCGTGGTGCAAGGAGAAACCCAGCATCAAGTGGATCGCCGCACAAAAAGCGGCTCCAGCGCCAACCACACTAGTGCCCGAGGACGACCTCGAAGCACTCCCGTTCTAGGAGGCTTGAATGGCGTGGATCAAGAAAGACACAGGCACCCTAAAAGATCCCAAGATCGTGCAACTCCTCAGCGAGGCGAAGGGGGCTGAGGCCTATGTCCTATGGGACGCCGCCCTGTTTGAGGCCTACCACCAGACCCCGAAGGGGCGCTTTGAGAACGAGGCGCACTTCAGGGCCTGTGTGGGAGGGGTTGCCGATGTAAGGCACCTCAAACGCCTGGTGGCCCTGGGGCTGCTTACGCGGGCCGACGACGGCTCTATCAGTGTGACAAACTGGGGGAAGCATCAGGCTGACCCTACAGCGGCAGCCAGGAAGGAACGCTATCGGAACGCGCACGGAACCGTTCTAGGACAGAATCAGAACGCTCTAGAGAAGAATAGAGTAGAACAGAATAGAAAAGATTCTTTTACTAATACGCCAATGAGCATTGGAGAGATCATTCGGCGAGGAGGATCGCGATGACGAATAAGGAGGAGATGTTGATTTTGGCAATAAGATCCTTTGTGGCCGAGCACGGATATGCCCCAACGGTCAGGGAAATCTCAGAGATCCTGGGCGTAGGGCACGGCACCGCGCAACGCGCACTGGAAGATCTGGCTCGGACGGGTAAGATCGAGAAGAAAGAGCGGGTAGCCCGTGGCTACCGCCTAAGGGGGATGTGATGGCATTCACTGATTTAGTGCAATGGGCCGCAATGTGCGGATATGAATACAAGCAGATCCTCAAGACGGATCACGACACTTGGGTGGTCGTGATCGCAGACCGAGATGGGAGCGAGATCGCCTGTGAAGCCGATACACAAGAGGATGCCGTGATGGGTATGATCCACAGGCTGAGTGCAATGCTGGAAGGAGGGCATCACAATGGCGGCGAAGAAGGCACCTGCGAAGACTGCGGCAACTAAGGGCAGTGCGGCAGCCTGGACTGCGGCACCCTGCTTCATCTGCTCAGGGATGATTGGTGACGGCAAACAGGCCTTGCGCGTACAGCGCCTTGATTATGCTGGTGACCGCAAATGGTATTCCTGGGCACATCGTGGGTGTTGGAAGTGAGTTATCACAGCGACCTGGATATTCAGGAGCAGAACGCTGTCAAGTCACGGCGTGGTCGCAACGCACGACAGCGCGGCAATGCCTTTGAGCGTGAGGTCGCGAAGAGGCTTGGGGCCAATCGCGTGGGGCAGTTTGGCGGCAAGCAGGATGTTGCAAACGATTGGATCGCCGTTCAATGCAAGGTCGGCAAGTCTTACCCAGAGCGGCTGGATGGCTGGCTTCGCAGCATCCCTGTGAAGGGAGATCAGTTAGCAGCCCTCGTGGTTGGCGACTCCCCAGGCGCAGGCGGCAGGCGGCGCACGATGATCGTGTTAGACCTGGACGATTTTGTTCAGTGGTTTGGTAAGGAGCAGCCCGCAGTCGAGCAGGCCGTGGTAAAACGCAAGATTGAGACTCGTCGCAAGTGAGGCGTGCAGTTTGGCTCTGGGTGCTCACTGCATTGATTTCTGCTGCAATCATTCTTACGATGCCTGTCGCGGAGATTGTGCTCAGAGATTCATTTAGACCAGAGCCAACGCCCGCTTCAACGCTTGAGATCACGAGCACGATTGGGAAAGCCACCTGGTACGATGCGACAAAGAATAATGCCTGGTATACCAGAGGTGAAAAGCCCACACTGTTCTACGCCGCGGCTGGGCCTGCGCTCCGAATGATCAAAGACTTTCGGTGGGGCAAGAAGCCATATCGCATCATCGTGGAGAACCTCAAGAACGGCAAGGCAATCGTTGCGTGGGTGGTGGATTGGTGCCAATGCCGAGGTCAGACAAACAACGAAAAACTGGTTGATCTCTCGCCTGCGGCGTTTACGGCCCTGGGCGTACCGCTTGGAAATGGAGTGCAGAAAGTCAGAGTCACAGTCCTGCCGTAGCAGGAGAGGGAGGCATTCGTGATTCAAGTTCGGAGCATCAATGGCGCGCATTTGAGGCGCATTTTGGCTACGCATTACACGCGCCTAGATCCTGTTGCGATTCCCCAGATGGCACGAGCCCTGGGCATCAGCAAGCGCACACTCTATGCCTATATCCAGGAGGAGCGCCGCGTGCCTGAATATGTGGAGGAGCGCATCATCAACCTGTACGGCGAGATCCCTGATGACGGTTGGCGCATCGTCCAGGCCCGTGGGCTGCACACGATTACGCCGCCCGAGGAGGTTGAGACGGCACAGCCCCAGGCACTGCATCTCAATGTCAACGCAGATGCAAACTGGACAGAAATCGCACAGGCAAGTGTGCTGGCCGTTTCCGAAAAGTTGCACGGGCACACAATGGGCGAATGGGTCGGCAACCCAGAGATGCTTGATGTAGATGGCAACCCGCTCGACCTCGTGAGTGAGTGCAAACGCTGCGGGATGCTCGTGGCGATTGACGCAGGACTCAAGGAGGTCAACGGCTTTGCGTGGCGCGCATTCTGCGGCTCAGATAACCTTTGGAGGGGCGCACGATGAGACTAGACAGCCTCGTCACCTGGTTCAGAGAGCATCAAGATACGCTCCCGATCGTGATCCATCAGATGAACCAAATGGACGACGGCGGGGTGCCGAAGTGGACGGGAGACTTCGCCACCTACCTCAACGCAGCCGCGCACGCCACCTTCTCGGAGCAGGAGGAGCGTAAGGTGCACGAGGGCACCCAGGCGGAGCAGGCCACGCTGATGCAAGTGACCGTCCAGCGCTACAAGTATCCAATGCACGCGGCCCTGCATACCCTCAAGCGCTGCCGTGGCAAGGTGGGCGAACCAAAGCCACACGAGATCGGCACGATGCTGATCGCCACCCGAGGCAACCTGACCGCC